ATTACCTGCAGCAACAGCAGGAACAATTGTAGTTTACGCTCAAGCAAAAGACACAACTGGTGGAACAGCAACTTTAAGTTTTGACTGTGCAGGATCAGATGTTTTTGCAACAGGATCTGTAATTGAATCAAGAGGTTCATCTGAAGTAACTTTTGATACTTCAGCAGCGGGTGAAACTTTATTAACTTTCACACCAGCTAACGCAGCAACAAATCTTTTTACAACTGGAAGCATGATTGCTTTTATTTGTTACGAAGATGGCACATACCACATTGCTTCAAAAATGGGTGGTGCAGCTGACGCTACTACAGGTGCATTTGCATTTGCATCGTAATAATTAATTTAGTGTGGGGCTTCGGCCCCATGCTTAAATTTTAAGGAGAAACAAATATGAGTTCAGATCAGAAGTTTACAAATATAGCAAGCACAGGTCAGGTAAAAACTATTTCTGGAGGTTCAATTAATTTAGGACCTTGTAGAGTAACTTACATTCAAGGAAATGGTGTAGCCTCTTCTGTATTAGTATTAAGAGACATTTCATCTGGTAGCACAGGAGCAAAAGTTTTTGAAGCTGATTTTGGTACAGAAGGTTTAGATATCTATGTTCCAGGAAACGGTATAAGATTTGAAAACGGTGTTCATGCTACCATGACTAATGTTACGTCTGTTACTATTGGCTATACTGGCTAGGAGTTTAAATGGCTAACACTACTTCGGGTACAACTGCCTTTGATAAAACTTTTTCTATTGATGAAATAGTAGAAGAGGCTTTTGAACGTATTGGATTACAAAACGTTGCAGGTTATCAATTAAAATCTGCAAGAAGATCTTTAAATATATTGTTTCAAGAGTGGGGCAATAGAGGTATTCACTATTGGGAAATAGGAGATACTAATTTAGATTTAATTGAAGGACAATCAGACTATGACTTTTTTAGATCTAGTGATGATGGAACCTCTGCAACCACCACTGCACCTGCTAGTGTGTTTGGTATATCCGATGTTCTTGAAGCACAATTAAGGTCTAATAGAACACAGACCACACAATCAGATTCACCAATGACAAAAGTTGATAGATCAACTTACGCAGGTTTTTCTAACAAGCTATCTAAAGGAACACCTAATCAGTATTGGGTAGAAAGATTTATTGATAAAGTAAGAATACATATTTATCCTACACCAGATTCTACAAATGCATCTAAAGACATGCATTTTTATTTTATAAAAAGAATTCAAGATATCGGTGATTATACTAATGCAACAGATGTGCCATTTAGATTTGTACCTTGCATGATATCTGGTTTAGCTTTTTATTTAGCACAAAAGTATCAACCACAAATGGTTCAACCTATGAAGTTGTACTATGAAGATGAATTTGCTAGAGCATTAGCAGAAGATGGATCTGCATCTAGCACATACATTACACCAAAAGCTTATTACCCAGGATCATAATGACAACAAAACTTAAAGTAGGTGATTATGGTGAAATGAAACCAGGTGAGTTTAAAAAAAACATAGGTCAATACACCACAAAAAATTTAGAGTCTATAATAAATAATTCAGATGAAGCAATTAGAGAAATAGCTTTAGATGAATTGGAGAGAAGAAAAAATGAAAAGAAAAAAGGTGGTTTAATAGATAAACCTTTAGGACCTGGTGGTAAAAAGAAAAAAGGTAAAAAATAATGGCAAAGTACGCAACAGGTAAATACGCAAAAGCAATATCAGATAGATCTGGTATGGAGTTTCCATACAAAGAAATGGTTAGAGAATGGAATGGATCGTTTGTGCATGTATCAGAGTTTGAACCAAAACAACCACAACTGGAACCAAAACCAATGAATGGTGATTCTATATCTTTACGTAATGTAAGACCAGATAGAATAGAAACAGCTGTTCCTAAATTATTACCATTAAATCCATTTACAACAACGAATGGATCAACAACTATATCTGTAAATGAGCCTGATCACGGTAGATCAACTGGAGATACTGTTTGTTTTAGAGACGCGAGTGTTGTTGGAGGTGTTGCAGCTGCAACTATAAATTTAGCTGCGGGGTATACAATTACTAAAGTAGACACAGATAATTATACCTTTGCAACAAGCACAACATCTAGTATAACTGAAACAGGAGGAGGCGGTTTTGCATCTGCAGGACCAGTAACAGTAACAGCATGATTAAAAAAATAAAAAATTTTATTTGTAAATTATTAGGAATAAAACAATGTGCGTGTCCAGAGGATGAACACATAGAGTATTATACTAAAGTTCCAGAGCCAGAAATACTTGTGCACGAAGAACCAAAATGGAAATGTGGAACACATAATAGATATAAAAAAAGTTGTTCTATTTGTAGAGAACTAGCAGGAGCTGTGTAATGGCAGGATTAAGTGCATCAGGATTAAAAACACAAATAAGAAGTTATACAGAAACAGATTCTAATGTTTTATCTGATTCTGTTTTAGAAAATATAATTTTAAATGCACAATATAGAATATTTAGAGATATACCTATCGATGCAGATAGAAAACAACAAACAGGTAATTTAGTTGCAGGGCAAGAGACAATTAACTCTCCAGCAGGAGCTGTTTTTATAAGAGGTGTCCAAGTATATGATTCAACATCAGCTACAACGGGTGCTAATGTTTGGTTAGAAAAAAAAGACGTCACTTATCTACAAGAATATATATCATCAACAGAATCAGCAAAAAGAGGTCAACCAAAATATTATGCTATGTTTGGTGGTGCTACAGGAGAATCTGATACCACATCTGGTAGAATGATGTTTGCTCCTGTTCCTGATACAACTTATAAATTTAGGGTGCATTTTAACGTGGCTCCTGCATTATTAGAGAATAATGACACTAATTATGTTAGTCTTAACTTTCCAAATGGGCTATTGTATTGCTGTTTATCAGAAGCATATAGTTTTCTAAAAGGGCCCATAGATATGTTGACTTTATATGAAAATAAATATAAACAAGAAGTACAAAAGTTTGCTAACGAGCAGGTTGGTAGAAGACGAAGAGACGACTATACTGACGGTGCGGTTAGAATACCGATAAATTCGGCAAACCCGTAGGAGATTAAATTATGGCGATAACATCTGCAGTATGCACAAGTTTTAAAGTAGAGCTTTTAAAAGGAGTTCATGATTTTACAGCTACAACTGGAAACACTTTTAAAATAGCATTATACACAAGTTCAGCTACATTAGGAGCGAGCACAACAGCTTTTTCAAGTTCAAACGAAATTACAAATTCTTCAGGAACAGCTTACACATCTGGAGGCGCTACACTTACAAGCGTAACTCCTGTTGCTTCAAGCACAACTGCAGTTTGTGATTTTGCTGATGTTAGTTACACAGACGCTTCTTTTACGGCAAACGGTGCTTTAATCTATAATGATTCAGCATCAGGTGATCCAGCGTGCGCAGTTATTGCATTTGGTTCTGATAAAACTGTAACTAGCGGAACTTTTACAATTCAATTCCCAACAGCAGACGCAACGAACGCGATCATAAGAATAGCATAAGGAGGACCTCCTTATGTCCATTACGACATTTACAGTAACCGTCGTAAGCACGGATAGTGGTAATAAATACGTCATAGATGGCGTTCAACAAGATTCAGTTTTACTTTCAAGAGGCGGAACTTATAGGTTTGATCAATCTGATAGTTCAAACGAGGGACATCCATTAAGACTTTCTCAAACAGAAAACGGCACTCATGGTGGAGGTTCAGAATATACTACAGGAGTAACTACTAACGGCACACCAGGAAACTCTGGTGCCTACACTGAAATAGTAGTTGCATCAGATGCACCATCAATTCTTTTTTACTATTGTTCAATCCACTCTGCTATGGGTGGTTCTGCATATATAGGAAATAGTAATTGGGGAGAAAATACATGGGGAGCTAATGCTTGGCAATCAGGTATAAATATTGTTTCTCTAACAGGTGTTTCTGCAACATCTTCTACAGGAACTGTAGATGCATTTAATGAAAAAGGATGGGGATCTGACGCCTGGGGTGATGAAAACTGGGGAGAGTCTAGTACAGATGTATCTGTTTCTAGTGCTGGTGTTGGAACAACAGCAGTTGGTTCTGTAACTGTTTCAGCAGAAATAAATTCAGGTTGGGGTAGACAAGCTTGGAATGATAATTCATGGGGTATTCAAGGCACTATACTACTTGATGGTCAATCAGCAACATCAAATGTTGGATCATTAGTAGTTGGAGATATTTTAGGACTCACTGGAGTTTCAGCGACAACAAGTGTAGGTTCACCTGAAATAGTTGGTGATGTGCCATTAGAAATTTCTAGTGCAGGAGTTGGAACAACAGCTGTTGGATCATTAGCACCTGCTGATGTAATGGGACTCACTGGAGTTTCTGCAACGTCAAATGTTGGATCTTTAGCTCCTGCTGATGTTATGGGATTAACAGGTGTTTCTGCAACAACAAGTGTTGGCGAACCACTTACAACATCAAACCCAACCGTTATACCAACGGGCGTATCTTCAACAGTTTCTATTGGTTCTTTGACACCTGCGGATGTTATAGGATTAACTGGAGTTTCTTCGACTTCTTCTGTAGGTTCTATATCACCTGTAGATGTTATGGGATTAACAGGGGTCTCTGCAACAGCCTCTGTTGCAGCTTTTGGAACAGCAACTGGGTTTGGAATTCAAGCATATCAAGCAGTTGACACAGGATCAAATTCATCTTATACAAGTGTTGCAACTGGATCAAATACAAGTTATAGTGACGCTGCATAGGAGATAAAATTTATGGCATCAACATTTACACCTCTAGGTATAGAACTTCAAGCAACTGGTGAAAACGCTGGTACATGGGGAACAAAAACTAATACTAATTTAGAAATTATTGAACAAATTGCTGGTGGTTTTACACAACAGTCAATAGCTGGTGGAGCTCAAACTACAGCACTATCAGTCTCTGATGGATCAACTGGTGCAGTTTTATCTCACAGAATGATAGAGTTTACTGGTACAATTACAGGAAATCAAATTGTAACTATACCTTTAGATGTTCAAACATTTTATATATTAAGAAATTCTACATCTGGATCTAACACAGTACAGTTTAAATATGTTAGTGGATCAGGATCAACTGTAACTTTTTCAGCAACAGATAAAGGAGATAAAGTTGTTTTTGCTACGGCTAATGATGGAACGAATCCTGACATAAAAGAAATAGCTTTAGGTTTAACAGAAATATCTGAAGATACATCACCTCAACTTGGTGGTGATTTAGACACTAATAGTTTTAATATAGCGTTTGATGACGCACATGGAATCAACGATGAAAACGGAAATGAACAAATTATATTTCAAACAACTTCATCTGCAGTAAACCAGTTTGATGTTACAAACGCAGCAACTGGTAATGCACCTAGCATATCTGCGACTGGTGGAGATTCTAATATTGATATCGCTTTAATTCCAAAAGGAACTGGTGAAACTAAGGTAGGAACAGGAGCAGCAAATGCAACTATCACATCTAGTGGTGCTCATGACCTTATTTTAGACACTAATTCTGGGACTAATTCTGGTACAATAACAATAACAGATGGTAGTAACGGTAACATTAATATAGCCCCTAATGGCTCTGGACAAGCTCAAGTGGGTGGAAATCAAATATCAACTGTAGGAAAAGCTGTTGCAATGGCTTTCCTTTTCGGATAAAAAACAAACAAGGAGAATATAAAATATGGCCGCACCAAATTTAGCAAATGTAGCAACGATAACAGCAAAGTCTGTTCAAGCAGCATTAGATACAACTTTAACAACTGAAATTCTTGCTAATGCAAGTTCTTCAGGAAAAGTTTTTCAAATAGACAATATCATTGTAGCAAATATAGATGGTTCATCAGCTGTAGATATATCTGTCTTCATAACTAAATCAGGTGGATCACCAATTGCAATTGCAAGCACTATATCTTGTCCTGCAGATGCAACTTTAGTGATCGTAGATAAAAATACTAATTTGTTTCTAGAAGAAGGCGATAATATAGAAGCTGGAGCAGGAGCAAACTCAGACGCAACTATCACAATAAACTACAAGGAATTAAGTTAAACGGTATAGAATAAGGAGATTATTATGTCAGTTAGTAACGGAGGCGTAATAGGACCAGACAACATACCTGATCTAACGCCCGCACAATCCGAACAAGACGAAGTAACAGCTACTTTCACGTCACCAGGAACACATACTACAGCTGCAAGAACAACTTCAGTTGATGTTTTTATTGTCTCTGGAGGTGGAGGCGGCGGTGCTATGAACAACTCTTTTAATGGAGGCGGCGGCGGAGGCGGCGGCGGTGGACATAAAACATTCACAAGTCAACCCGTTTCTGGTAGCACAGGATACACAGTCACTATTGGTGGAGGTGGATCAGGCGGACCAGGAGGCGGAGGTAGCCCAGGATCTCAAGGATCTCCTACAAGTATAGGATTACCAACACCTATCTCTACAACAGGTGGAGGATTAGGCGGTGGATCTAGACCTTCTTCAGCACCAGGTGGCCCTGGTGGATCAGGAGGAGGTGGCGGTGGTGCCACTCCAGGAAGCACACAACCTGGTGGATCTGCTGTATCTGGCGAAGGTAATAATGGTGGGAGTGGACAAGTTTCTTCTTCGTTTCAAGGCGGAGGCGGTGGAGGTGCCGGATCATCTGGTAGTAATGGAAATCCATCTGGTGGAACAGGCGGTAATGGTGCAACCTCACCTATAACTCCAGGAACATACGCAGGAGGTGGCGGCGGTGGTCGTTACAATGGAACTGCTGGAAACGGTGGACCCGGCGGCGGCGGAAACGGTGGCGGCGGTGGATCATCAGGATCTACAAATACTGGTGGCGGCGGTGGAGCTGGTGGACACACTGGAAACGCTGGCGGAGGATCTGGAGGACCAGGTAGATTATTTATAAAAGAACCAGCATTACCTGCTGTTGCAGAAAGTTTTGTTGCATCAGGAGTTTGGACTATGGAGGACGTTGTCACTTATAGAAAAGCTGGGGAGTGGAAAGGTAGTTAATTTATTATGGCTCATTTTGCAGAAGTAAGATCAGATAATAATAAAGTAATAAGAGTAATTTTTGTCGGCAATGATCAGTGTGAAGCTAACGGTGGAGAGGATTCAGAGCAATGTGAACAATGGGTAAAAGATTTTCACCCTAATGATCCTATTTTATTAGAAAATGAATTTGCTGGGACTTATGGAGAAACTTATTGGAAGAGAACTTCATATTGGACTGTAGAGGGTGTTCGTACAGGAGGTGTTGAAGGTCAGCCACCATTTAGAAAAAATTATGCTGGTTATGGCTTTACATATAGTGCAGAAAAAGATGCATTCATACCACCTAGCCCGTATACATCATGGGTCTATAATGAAGATAAAGGTATATACCTTCCACCAATAAATGAACCAAGTGTTAAAAAACCAATAGATTGGGCAATCATTTACGACGAAGCAAACATAAGATGGCTTGCAAGAAACGGAGATATAGAAGAAGCATGGAATGAAGCTACTTCTGCATGGGAAGCAATCTAAAAATTTAAATGAATTTAAACATAAAATACTGGTTTTTTAAATCAGCGTTGCCAGAAAGATTATGTGATAAAATAATTAAATACGGTGAGTCTAAAAAAGAAATTTTTGCAGTTACAGGAAATATTGAAAAAAGAACGAAAGAAAATGTAGACGAAGTAATGAAATATAGAAACTCCAATGTTTCTTGGATATCTGAAAAGTGGCTATACAGATACATACACTTTTATACTCACGTTGCTAATGAAAATGCTAAATGGAATTTTGATTTAAAACAAACTGAACCTTGTCAGTTTACTAAATATAAATTAAATCAGTATTATCATTGGCACTGTGATTCACTATCAACACCTTGTGAAGACCCTAAAAAACCATATCTAAAAGGTATGATTAGAAAATTATCTTTAGTTTGTTCGTTATCAGATCCTAAAGATTATACAGGAGGACGTTTTCAGTTTAAACTTACAGACGAAAAAACTGGAGAAAATTATGACTTTGAAGTTGAAGAAATACTACCTCGTGGATCCATTATAGTTTTTCCCTCTTTTTTATACCACCGTGTAAAACCTGTAAAACAAGGTACAAGATATTCTCTTGTTGCATGGAGCAATGGTTTCCCGTATAAGTAAATAAGAAAGTAAATGAATATTTATAATAAAAAATATACAGTTATTAAATCTGTAGTTTCCAAAGAACTACTAGATTTTTGTTGTCAATATATTCGTTTAAAAAAACAAGTTGCAAGAACTTTGTTTGATACAGGTTTTATACCTCCTTTTGAAACAATGTGGGGTATATGGAATGATGACCAAGTTCAAAATACGTATTCTGTATATTCTGATTTAGCTATG